TTAATCCAGAGGCTACTAAAGTATAATGAATGAATTATCAGAATTTTTTAAAACCGTTTCAATTGAAAAAACAAGAGTCGCCGAAGAAAGAAAAAGGTTTGAGCCAAGAATCGAAATCAAAGAAACCGATTTATCAGACTTTTTTGGCACGATTAAGACCGGCCAACAAGATCAAATAATTTTAGCACAAAGAGACGGCACTAAACTAGACGCCTTACAAACTTTTTTTACTAGACTTCAAACTTTTGAAGACAATCTACAAGAACAAATTGAAAGACAAAAACCAGGAACAACAAAAGATGGTTTTGATCCTGATGAAGTCGCTTATGATGTAGAAACACCAATTAAAGAAAAAGAAAAAACAGAGAGCGAAAAGAAACAAGAAGAATTAGAACCAATTGTTGAAACAAAACAAGAAGAAAGATTCCCTACTGCTGAAGAAAGATGGCCAAGAGCAGGTGAAGTAGTTAAACAAGTAGATATAAAACCTGTTAATTACTTTAATATTAATAAAAGACCTGAGCCTAAAGTTGAGGAAACAGATATTAATTCATTAGCACAGGCAATGTCAGGTTTAATTAAAAAACCCGATCAATTAACTGAACAACCACAAGTATCTGATTTAGAAAAACTACAATTAGAATTTGCTCAGTTTAGAAAATTAGTAACTATGCAAATGGCCTCAATAGGTGGCGGTGGTGAAGTAAGACTATTAAATTTAGATGACGTTGATACAAGCTCACTTGGTAATGGTAAATTTTTAGTATATAATAGTACAAAAAGAAAATTAGAATTTACAGATCAAGTGGACGGTAATTAATGGCATTAAAGATAAAATTAAAAAGATTTACAGCTTCTTCGGGTGACCCTAGTACAAGTGATTTAGATGTCGGTGAAGTAGGTATTAATCCAGTACAAAAGAAAATATTTGTAAACAATAGTGGCACTATTGTAGCATTAGGTTCTGCTGACTTTTCAGCAGTTGACCAAGATATTTTACCTGATGGTGATGGCACAAGAAATTTAGGTAGCGCTAGTAAAAGATTTGCTGAGTTATTTCTTACAGGTCAAACAATTAACCTAGGTGGTGCTACCATTGATTCAGATGGAACAGGCGCTGTATCTGTATCTGCTACAGGTGTAACTTTGCCTGCTGGTTCAAAAGCAGGTGATAATAAATTAGCAGTTACCGTTACAGGATCAGGTGGTACTGAACAGGCAGCACAAGTTGTAGATTTTTTTTCAGCAGCTGGTGGTTTAAGTTCAGCAAATACAACATTTAGTTTTAACGCTACGGTAGATGATAAGTTTGTATTTACAGGTAGTAAAACCTTTACACTATCAAATGGTAATTCATTAGCAGATAGTAATGTTACACTATTTCAATTTTAATAAATATGAGTAGAGAGAAATATGTCAAGTAAAAAACCAATACGAGCAGTCTTTAATGATAGTAACGTTGCTACAGGTTTAGCAGAGTATCAATCAGGAGAATTTGTACCTTTAACACACGGTGGTTTAGGTGCCTCGTTATCTATTGGATCAGCAGGACAGGTTTTAAAAGTAAACTCTGGTGCCTCTGCTTTAGAGTTTGGTTTTGTTGAGGCCGTTGTTAATATAGATAATGCTACAAATTTAACTAGTGCTACTTTAGCCTCTAGTGATTTATTTTTAGTTTCAGATGGTGGCACAGAGGGTAGAGCAACTTTAGCACAAATACAGGCTGCTATTAAAGATACAACTGCCACACTTACAAATAAATCTATAAGTGGATCATCTAACACACTTTCAAATATAGGTAATTCATCACTTTCAAACTCAGCAGTTACCGTTGGTTCTACATCAATTAGCTTAGGTGCTAGTTCAACAACAATAGCAGGACTAACAAGTGTCACTTCAGGCACGGTAAACATTGCTGATAGAAATATAAAAACATCTGATAGCACAAATTTAGTTTTAAATGAGGCTGTTGATATATCAAATGCTGGTGCTATAACAGGTGCATCATTAAATTTATCAGGTAACGCTGTTGTTTCTGGTAACTTAACCGTATCAGGCACAACAACAACTTTAGAAACAACTAACTCTGTTATATCAGATAAACTAATTGAATTAGCTACAGGTACAAGTGGCACACCGTCAGGTGATGTTGGTATTGTAGGTGAAAGAGGAAGTTCAAATAATATATTTTTTGGTTTTGATGAAAGCGCTGACGAATTTACGGTAGGTACAGGTACATTTACAGGTGCTACAACAGGTGATTTATCAATTACAAAAGGAACATTTTCAAGTGTTGGTAATAGAATATACAATGGTTCAAACTACGTAGCTTTAGTATCGCCAAGTTTAGGTGGAGCTAATGTTACTTTAACTTTACCAGCAAATGATGGTGACTCAAATCAAGTTTTAATTACAGATGGTTCAGGTAATTTATCATTTAGTTCAGTTTCAGCTGCTTCAGGTGCTGGTTTATCAAACATAGTAGAAGATACATCGCCTCAATTAGGTGGTAATTTAGATGTACAGACAAACAATATAGTATCAACATCAAATAGAAGTATATCAATATTACCAAATGGTAGTGGTAAAGTTTTATTAGATGGTGATGGTAGTTCAGGTGGTGTTGCTGTATCAGATGGATTAGTTGATATTTTTACTGGTACAGGTAGTGTATCTAAAGTTAAATTTTATTGTGAAAGTTCAAATGCTCACGCTCAAACTTTACAAGCACAACCACACTCTGCTGGTAGTTCAGCTGTATTAACTTTACCAACTGCTACAGGTACTTTAATTGGTTCTGGTGATTCAGGCACCGTATCAAATACAATGTTAGCTGGTTCAATAGCAAACTCTAAATTATCTAATTCAACGGTAACAATAGCTGACGATAGTTCAACTGCTGTTAGTGTGCCATTAGGTGGTGGTTTTACAATTTTAGGTGGTTCAGGTATTACAACTGCTCTGAACGGTAGTGAAATGACTATTGCTACAGATGGTGCCGTTGTAACTGAAACATCAACAGACACATTAACTAATAAGTCAATAGACTCAGATAATAACACTATTACAAATCTAGTAAATGCTGACATAAAATCGTCAGCGGCCATAGCCTTTAGTAAAATGGAAAATTTAACAACTGCTAGAGCCCTAGTATCAGACGGAAGTGGTGATGTTTCTGTAAGTGATGTAACATCAACAGAAATTGGTCATTTAGATGGCGTTTCTTCAAATTTACAGACACAATTAGACGCTAAAGCGGCTAAATCTTTTGCGATTGCTCAAGCGGTAGCACTTGGATAAATTATTATAAATATACCTGAAAACTAAAGGGATTTAATAATGGCAACACCATCAAGTAGAGCTAACTTAAAAGAATACGCTTTAAGAGCACTCGGAAAACCAGTTATAGAAATAAATGTAGATGACGACCAGTTAGAAGATAGACTGGACGAGGCTTTACAATATTATGCTCAATATCACTATGATGGTATTAGAAGAACATATTTAAAATATCAATATACTCAAGCTGATAAAGATAGAATTACTGCCGATACTTCAGGCGAGACTGCTACTAAAAATAGTGTATCTACTACTTTTACAGAGGGTAATAATTTTTTAGTAGTTCCAGAGTCAGTTGTATCTGTAATTAATATTTTTCCATTTTCAAACAAAGGTAATTTAAATCTATTTGATGTAAGATACCAATTAAGATTAAATGACTTGTATGATTTTTCATCTACAAGTATTATAAATTACGATATTGTATTAAGGCATTTAGATTTTTTAGATCACGTATTAGTAGGTGAAAAACCATTAAGATTTAATCAACACGATAATAGATTGTACATTGATATGGATTGGTCAAACGACTTAGCTGTTGGTGAATACATAGTTTTAGAGTGTTATAGAAAATTAGACCCAGCAACTCATACAGATGTATTCAATGATATATTCTTAAAAAGATATGTGACTGCTTTATTTAAAAAACAATGGGGTGCTAACTTATCTAAATTCAATGGCGTAACAATGTTGGGTGGTGTTCAACTTAATGGTCAACAAATCTATTCAGAAGCTTTAAGTGATTTAGAAAAACTTGAGGCTGAAATGAGAACAACTTACGAATTAAATCCAGCAATAATGATAGGATAATACCTTATGCCAGTAAATCATTATTTTCAAGGTGGCAATGGTATAGGGTCAGACGCTGAAAAAAGACTTTATGAAAATTTAATTATTGAGGGTCTTAAAATTTACGGCCAAGACGTTTACTATTTACCACGAACACTTGTTAATAGAGACCTAATATTAGGTGAAGATGTAGCGAGCAAATTTAACGCTGCTTATCTGGCCGAAATGTATATGGAAACTACCGAGGGTTTTGCTGGTCAACAAGAAATCATAAACAAATTTGGATTAGAGATAAGAGAAGACACTACTTTTATGGTGTCTAAAAGAAGATGGTTAGATTTAGTTGATGATCCTGCTACTTTAATTGTATCAGGTAGACCAAACGAAGGCGATATAATTTATATGCCTTTAATGAATAGTTTTTTTGAAATACAATTTGTTGAAGACCAAGAGCCATTTTTCCAATTAGGTCAATTACCAGTTTATAAATTAAGATGTACTAGATTTGAATATTCAAGTGAGAGACTTGATACAGGCGTTTCAGAAATTGACGCTGCTGAAGATAAGTATTCATTAGATCAACTTGCTCATCAAATGAGTTTAGAAAATGAAGATGGTGCTTTATTACTTGAAAATGATGGTGCTGATAGTTCATCTAATTATCTATTAATGGAAACTTATAATATACAATCACAATCGCCTTATGCTGATAATAATGATTTAGACCAACAAGCTGGCTTTGATACTTCTTCAACGGCTGATGATATATTAGACTTTACAGAAAGAAACCCTTTTGGTGAGGTAGACTTTTAATGTTTGGAAATTATTTTTATAACGAAAGTATGAGAAGAATGACCATAGGTTTTGGTCAAATCTTTAACAATATACAGATAAAAAGAAAAGATGATACAGGAAAAGTCATACAAACTATTCGTGTACCATTAGCATATGGCCCTAAAGAAAAGTTTTTAGTTAGATTAGATCAACAATCAAGTTTAAATAACAGAGAGTTTGCCATAACACTACCTCGTATGGGTTTTGAAATATCAAGTATCGCATATGACCCTACTAGAAAACTTACAAGAATACAAAAATTTAAACAAGTAAAATCAAACAAAGACGGTAAGATTTTAGATTTTAATTATACACCAGTTCCTTATAATATATCATATAACTTATATTCTTTTACAGCAAGTGCTGAAGCTGGTCTACAAATTATAGAACAAATATTACCATTTTTTCAACCAGACTTTACGGTGACTATAAATGCTATACCTGATTTAAATATCAAAAGAGATATACCAATCATATTAAATAGTGTAAATTATGAAGACACATACTCTGGTGATTTTCAAACTAGAAGAGCTGTAATTTACACATTAAATTTTACTGCTAAAACATACTTATTTGGACCGTCAACTTCACAAAAAGTTATTAAGACCGTTCAAACTGATCAATACTCTGATACAGATAGAGTAAATAAAGCAAGAGAAAGTCGTATTATTGTCGTGCCTAGTCCTACAACGGCCGACGCTGATGATGACTTTGGATTTACAACAACCATTGACTTTTTTGAAGATAGTAAAAAGTATAATGTAACAAAGGATACAGACGAATAAATAGTATAAATAATAAGAGAGAATCACAATTATGGCCATAAACAGAATTAAAACTGGTGGAATTACAGACGCTACTATTGAAAGTGGCGATATAGCACCAGGCACTATTGCCAGCGATAGATTAGCTGGTGGTGTTACAAATACACAATTAGCTGGTTCTATAGCCAATGCTAAATTATCAAACTCATCAATTACTATTAATGGTACTGCTGTCTCTTTAGGTGGCTCGATAACTGCTGGTACAGATTGGCAAGCGGTGGTAACTGCCGATGGTTCAACTCAATTAGCTGCCGTAGCTGGTAAAGGATATTTTTTAGATACAAATGCTGGCGTTATAGAAGTTACTTTACCATCAAGTCCTAGCAGAGGTGATACTTTTGTTTTTGCTGACTATGGAAATACTTTTGGTATCAACAAAGCTGTCATAGACGCAGCTGGTAAATTAATTGATAGTACGGTGGGTGGAAGACCTCCAGGATCAGATTTTGAATTAGCTTCAAATGGTCAAGTTGTAGAATTAGTTTTTGTTGATGACACAACTGGTTATGTCATTTTAAGAAATTCAACTCCTTCAGATTTAGATCCTGATGGTGGCGCTAAATTTACAGAGGCAACTGGTGGTACAACAGCTACTTCGGGTGATTTTAAAATACACACTTTTACAGGTGACGGATGTTTTGTTGTAAGTAAAGTTGGAAATCCAACAGCTGATAGTGGTGGTACTAATGAAGTTTCTTATATGGTTGTCGCCGGTGGCGGTGGCTCAGGTGGTGATAGAGCTGGTGGTGGAGGAGCTGGTGGTTTTAGAGAGGGTAAAGCTGCTAATGATTGTTATACTACTTCACCAATAAAAGCTCCTGGCGGATTAACTATTTCTGCTCAAACTTATCCTATTACGGTAGGCGGTGGCGGAACTGCTGACGACTATGCCGGTTCGTGTAGCACTAATAACGCTACAGCAGGATCAAATTCAATATTTTCAACAATTACATCTGCTGGTGGTGGTAGAGGTGCTTCAGGATTAGGAGGTAACTCAACTGAAGCTGGAGGTAACGGTGGTTCTGGTGGTGGTGGCGCTGCTGGTCAAAGTGCTCCAAGTGCTGCTGGTTCTGGTAATACTCCACCTGTAAGTCCATCACAAGGTAATAATGGCGGAGCTGTTCCTTCGGGATCTGCTGGCGCTGGTGGCGGTGGAGCTGGTACTGCTGGAACCCCTACTACAGGAACTGCTGGAGGTGCCGGTGGTTCTGGTGTTGACTCATCAATTACAGGAACAGCAACAGGTTATGCTGGTGGTGGAGGAGGTGGCGCTGCTAATCCTAACACAGGTGGTACTGCTGCTAAAGGAGGTGGTGCTGGTGCTCCTGCTCCAAATAGTAATAGTCCTGGTCCTAGTCGGGCTGGTACGGCAAATACAGGTGGCGGTGCTGGTGGTGGAAACCAAACTGGAGGCGGTAACGAGGGTGCTGCTGGCGGAAAAGGTATAGTTGTTATTAGATATAAATTCCAATAATTTAGCTAATTTAAAAAACACCTATATATTATTATATTATTGAATGAGGATTATATAAATGAATTTGAAACATTATTACTACTACTTTAAATCGGCTTTATCGCCAAAACTTTGCCAAGACATTATAGATTACGGTAAAAAACATAAAACTAGTATGGCTGTTACTGGTGGTCTTCAAGCAGATAATGATAATAGTAAAAAACGAGACGGCACTTTAAAAAAATCTGTAATTAATAACATTCAAAAGAAAAGAAAATCTGACATTGTTTGGATGAATGATCGTTGGATTTATAAAGAAATACACCCTTATATACATCAAGCAAATAGAGAAGCAGGTTGGAATTTTGATTGGGATTTTTCAGAGTCTTGCCAATTTACAAAATATGGTGTAGGACAATATTATGGATGGCATTGTGATAGTTGGGAAAAGCCATATGATAAATCAAAAGATTTAAATGAAGACGGTATACCCTATGAAAAAACAGGTAAATATCCACTTGACCACGGAAAAATTAGAAAGTTATCAGTCACTATCAGTCTAAACGATCCTGATGAGTATGATGGTGGCAATTTACAATTTGATTTTAGAAATCAAGTTGATTGGGAAAGAAATAGAAAAGCAAAAATTAAGTCTTGTACAGAGATTAGACCAAGAGGTTCAATAATTGTATTTCCAAGTTTTGTTTGGCACAGAGTTGAACCTGTAACAAGAGGCACTAGATATTCATTAGTTATTTGGAATCTGGGGTACCCTTTTAGGTAAAGGATATATAATGGTGATTTTAAGGAGAATATAATGGCAGTTAGAACAAATAAAGATATATTGGCTACAGATTGGTATTTTAGCACACCAGTTTATACAATTCAAAAACCAGAGTGGTTAGAACCAGCAATTAAGGTTACAGACAAATATATTAAAGAGTCTGAAAAAAATATGCAGTCAACATTAAAAGAAAGAAAAAAACTTTTAGGTAACAAAGATTATCTAAAGGTAAAAGACCACGGATTAAGTTATCACTCTACACCTTTAATGGGTGAGCCTGGATTAAAAGAAATGGAAGAATATGTTGGTGCTACAGCTTGGAATTTAATGAATGAATGGGGATATAAAATGGAAGATTACTCAATGTTCTATACAGAATTTTGGGTACAAGAGTTTGCTAAAAATGGTGGCGGACATCACAATACACACGTTCATTGGGATAATCACATATCAGGATTTTACTTTTTAAAATGTAGTGATAGAACATCTATGCCTGTCTTACACGATCCTAGAGCAGGAGCTATGATGACAAAATTACCTCAAAAAGATCCTAGTAAAATAAACCCTATGTCAGATAGCATACATTATAAGCCTAAACCAGGAACTTTAATACTTTTTCCTGCCTATGTGCCACACGAATTTATAGTTGATTGGGGAGTTGACCCTTTTAGATTTATTCACTTTAATTTACAAGCGGTAAGAAATATTATTGTTAATTCAACAAAAGGTAAAAAATAATGAGTCCTAAATTTAAAAAAAATCATTTTTTAATTATTAAACAGGCTATTTCTCCTGACGTTGCTAACTTTGTCTATAACTATTTTTTAATGAAAAGACAGGTAGCAAAAACATTTTTTGATACTAGATATATCTCTCCTTATACAACAGAGTGGGGTACTTGGACAGATGAACAGGTGCCAAACACATATTCACACTATGGTGATGTAGCAATGGAAAGTTTACTATTGGCTGTTCAACCAAAAATGGAAAAACTAACTGGCCTTAAATTAAATCCAACTTATTCTTATGCTCGTATTTACAAAATGGGTGATGTATTAGATAGACATAAAGATAGATTTAGTTGTGAAATATCAACAACAATGAATCTTGGTGGTGATGATTGGCCAATTTATTTAGAGGCAAAGAAAAATGTAGGAACACCAGATAATGGTTTTCCTGCCATTACAAAAAATGAAGGCACAAAAGTAACTTTGAAACCTGGTGATATGTTAGTTTATAAAGGTACGATACTAGAACATTGGCGTGAACCATTTATAGGAAAAGATTGTGCTCA